TTCATTACTGATAATCTCGGTAAAGCTAATTTTATTTTTTTAAATATCTTAACATATACATTTAGATCACTTGTTTTATCACCAAAATACTTTAATAATACACTATTATCAGATATCTCATATCCTTTTTTTGTTGTTATTTTCATTGACAAATCTTTTATCGAACTTTCTTTTAAAATTATATTTATCCATATAACTTCATCTAATAAATTATATCTTGAACCTAATATTAACGATAATAATATATTATAATTTATATCATTATTTGGAATTATATTTGAAATATTTTCTTTTAATTCATCTAAAATATCATATATTTTTGTTTGTATTACATTATTATTATTTATTGTAACTAATCTTAATTTAAATAAATCTCCAAAATATTTTTCAAATCTTTTTATTATTTTTTTATCAAAATTAATAAATTTTCCAGTTAATTTATCTCGTATATAATTATTTTCTAATGGATGAATTATATAAAAATCTCCACTAAAATCTATAATATTTTCATAATCATATCCAGATTTATATTTATATGAATATACAATATTTTTTGGATTAATTATATTATTACATAATCTAGGATTACCATTAAATACACTGTATTTTATATACGGATCATTAAATAGTACATTATTTAGATTATATGTATATTGTAATTTGATAAATTGATTATACAAATTAAATAAATTATTATATTCATTATCACTTAAAATTAATTCTTCTTTTATTTCCGTATTATCTTTCGATAACATATATCCTTTTTTAATAAAATCAATTAATGTAAAAACAAGTGTATTAATACTTTGTGTAATTTTATAATTATTTTTTTTCTCCTTTCTTGCACCTTCTTTATACATATAATACACAGTACCAGATGATACTCTACCTACACGCCCTCTTCTTTGTATTCTGGATGTTTCTGTTATATATTCGGGACCATTTTTTTCTATCCCTAACAAAGGATCAAATACTACACTATTTTCAAATCCTGTATCAATTACATATTTTAATGTATCAATTGTAATTGATGCTTCAGCAACATTTGTAGCTACAATTATAACTTTTGTATATGTATTTGGGTCAACTTTTCTATACTCTGCATTACTTATTGCTAATAATGTATCTCTTCGATCAACATCAATTACACTTTTTTTAATATTTATATTTTCTATAATATCCTTCCATTTTTTGGATAATTTACTATAATATGGTAATACAATCCAATTTGAACTAATTGATGGATTATTATTTAATTCTAATACAATTTTATTAATTGCAGGTTCGGTTATAGAAAATAATAATATATCTCCAGTTGCAACTTTAGTTACTTCAATTGCTTTTTGTATTGCAAGTTTTTCTGCATCTTCGTATTTAATCACATCTTTTTTTTCATATACATCTGTAATTTTATATAAAGTTGTACTTAATGGCTTAGAGATATGTAATCTCCTATCTAAAGATCTACGATCAAATCTACCATTAGGTAAATTATCTATTAATACTGGAAATTTTTCTCTAATTTTAGTTAAAATTTCTACATTAAAATATCCATATGTATCTCTTTCTGTAAATAATAAATTATTTAATGGATATAATAAATTATCACTAATATATTTATAATATCTTCTATATATTGGCTCATCTGATTCTATTGTAGCTGTAATAATAACTAATCTTAATGAATTATTTAATTGAACTGTATCTCTTAAAAATGTTAATAATAAATCCATATTGGTATTATGTTCATGTGCCTCATCTATAGATATAATATCATATGAATTTACATCAATTTCTTTTAATTCTTTATTTTCTTTATGCGTTTTTAATAAAAATGGTGATTTTTTTACTACATTTAATAATGTACCATCAGTAACAATTTTTAAATAACTATTTAATTCACTTTGATTATCTAACACAGGATCATGTTTTGCATCTTCATTTATCCCACCTGTACTATATTGAACATAATAGTTTGGTGTTTTCTTTTCTCTTTTTTCTTGTTTATCATATACACTTAATGGTACACCTAATTGTGTTGAAATTATATTTGCAATAGTTGTAGTTGCATTAATACGTGGTTGTGTATTTATTACTCGCCCATTATAATTACCATTTAAATATAATCCATATAATAATAATTTTGGAATTTGTGATGATTTACCTACACCAGTTCCACCTGTTACATATGTTACTCTTTGATGAAAAAAATGTTTAAAAAAATGTATTTGTTGTAACCAATCTAATGCAAAAAGAGTAATCGGGTTTTCTATTTTATCTAATTTAAATGATGTTGCACTTACATCTTTTTCAGATTTATAATATACATCTAATTCAGTATATTTAGTTTGAGTTAAAAAATAATATCCATCAAAACTTGTTTCTATCATTTCCTTTTTATGTTTTACTTTAAATTCATTTAATAGACCACGTGAAACTAAACTATGAAATACTAAATCTGTAAGATTATTTGATATTAATGCAAAAATTTTATTCTTAATTGGTGTAGTATTGATATCTGAATATTTTATTCTTAAATTATTTGATATATTAAACCAATCTGAACTTCCTGAATTTAATCTTTTTAATATTATATCTTTTTCTTCATTACTTAATGCATCCCACTCATATATTTTTTTAGTATTGGAATAATTTATTGTTATCAAATTTTTAGCAAAATTATAAATATTTTTATAACTAATGTAAGAATTACTATAAATAGGATTATTAAATATTTTTGTTTTATTAATAACTAAATCTTTTAAATATATTATATGTTTTATACCATATTTTTTAGTAGGAAATATCATTTTTCCATACCATGTTCGTGAAAAATTAACAAATGTATCACATAAATATAAATATATATATTTGTAATAGTCTAAATGATTATATTTATCTAATAATAGTTCATATAATTCATCTTTTGGTAATCTATTAATAATAGTATCATTATCATCTAAATATTCTATAATATTTATTCCAGGTATAATTTTACTTATTTTTGTATCTCTTAATTCATCTGAAATATATTTTTCTGATTGTGTATCAAAATGTAATAAAATATTAAAAATAATATCTTTTGTATTTTGAGTGATAAATCCTGTCCATTTTGATGTAAAATTATTTTGATTATAATCATGAAGTTCTTGTGTAGTAAAATTAAATATTAATTCATCTCCATTATTAAAATATTTAAGAATTGTTTCTAAATACATTGTATCTTTACCATTTTCATATTTTTCATATAATAACCATTTATATGCTAATATATCATATACCATATCATTTGCATAACCATGATAATAATCTCTAACATCCAGACCTTTTAATGAAGTATTATTTGGTATTTGTTGTTCATTTATTGTATCTATAGTATCTTTATATATATATGATTCAGTATAATTTGTTAATGTTAATGGAATAATTTGATACCAATTACAATATAAATGATGTGCACATCTATTTATTGTATAATAAGATGCAATATAATTATTGTAAACATCTAATATATTATATTCATATATAGGTGTATCTAATTTGTTAGATTCAAAATAACGGTCATATTGTATATTAGTAACATATTCATCATTTGTTTTTTTAACACTAAGATCTTTTAAATTAATAATATTTTTATGAATTTCAAAATTATTTTTATCATCTATATATGGTAATAATAATAATAATATCATACGAATATCTTGATTATTTTTATTTGTTAATTTATTTAAAAAATCTACTTGAGAATCAAAATGAAATTTATAATAAATTAATGTTAGTAATGACATCATCATTTCTTTTATTAGATCTTTTTCAGTTGAATTTAATAATGGAAAGATATAATCAATATCTTCATATATATAATTTTTAAATGATTCTGAAAAATCATTATCATTATTATTTATTGTAAATCTATCTATATTCTCCATATACATCTATGGGATTTTTATTTTATATAATAGGTTTAATTATTAAATATATTATATAAATAATTTTTATATGAAAAAAAATAATAGTTTACCTTCTTCATTACAACATGAAATTAACTCGAGAGATACATTAAAACAAAAATTACGTGAAAAAATAAATAAACAAAAAGAATCAAGAGAACAACCAAGTTTAATGGAAATTAAAAAATTAGAAAAAGATGCAAAGAAAGAAAAAAAAGAAGTAGATAATGATCCTAGAGTTACAAATAAAATGAAACATTTATTTATTGTTGCATTAAAAATGTATCCAGGAATAGATTTGGCAAATCCTGTTGAAATATTAAATAATCAAGATAAATATAAATTAGATTATTATAAATTTTGTACTGATTTATTAAAAAAGAATAATAATGATGTTACTGTATTAAATAATCCATATTGTAATTATATGAAAGAAGTGTTAGCTTTAGCGTAAGTGTTAGCTTTAGCGTAAGTGTTAGCTTTAGCGTAAGTGTTAGCTTTAGCGTAAGTATTTAGCGTTAAATTATTAAATTTTTATATATATAGATAATATGGATAAACTATTTAATTTTATTCAAGAACATAAAAAAACAATTGTTTTAATTTTAATCGTTATATGTTTTATTATTGTAATATTAACTTCACTAAAACAACATTTTTCTCCTGCACCAAGTCAAATTATACCTAAATTACCATCGACAATTAATAATTTAAATCATACAAAATACAAAGAAACAATTTTAAGTGAAAATCCAAAAATAATATATATTGAAAATTTTATAACACCAGAAGATGCTATTCATTTAATGAAATTAGCAGATGAAATAAAAAAACCATCTACAATTGATACTCAAGATGACCCATATACATTAGTTACTGACGTACGTTCATCTGAATCAGCACATTTAGGTAAAGCACGTGATAATATAATTAAAAGAATCGAAGATGATGCATGTGCATATGTAGGATTAGATACCCATTACTTAGAACCAATGCAAGTTGTAGTATATGAAAAAGGTCAAAAATTTAATCCTCATTATGATTTTTTTAGTCCAAATACACAAGATATTAAATATAGAGGTAACAGAAATAAAACTATATTAGTATATTTAAATGATGTAAAAGAAGAATTTGGTGGTGCTACTGTATTTCCTAAAATTAATTTAAGAATACAACCTAAAGCATATAGTGCAATATATTTTGAAAATATGAATGGTTCTAAACTTGATTATAATACATTACATGCAGGGGAAGTATTAAATACAGATAAAATTAAAAAATATGCAATTAATATATGGTTTAGAGAAAAAGCATCTTGGTAATTTTGCACTTCACGATAATAATATATTTTTCTTTATATATATTAAGAATGAATATTCCAGAATATTGTCAAATAGATGGAAATTATTTAGGTATTTCATCAGTAAATCAAACTGATAAAACAAAAAAATATCGTAAATATGATGAAATGGAATGTACTATGCTTGGTGGTATATCAACATCAACATCAGATGGATATTGTTTACCTAAGGAAGATGGAAATAATATTAATTTTAGTGAAAACTGCAAAGATGCTCCTCCTAAGGATTTTTTTATATTAAAAACACCATCTAGTATTAAATATCTTAGTAATAAATGTGCAGCAAATACTGAATTAATTAATGATAAATGTACACCAGTAGATCTACCATTTCCATGTCCAATTGATACAATACTTAATATTATAAATAATCAATCCCGTTGTGTCTATAAAGCAGATATGAATTTTCCATGTATTGAAGGTGTACGACATTTAGACAAATGTGTTGTTCGTGGATTACGTGTATGGCCTGAATCTAAGCGTCCACCTTGTCCAGAAAATTCTACCCGAGATGAGAGATATTGTGTACTTCATGATAATACTACATGTTATAATGGAACTGAATATAATTCTACAACACATCGTTGTGTTGGCGTACCTAAATGTGGAGAAAATACAACTCTTGATCCTGATACTAATAGATGCAGAGTTATTGTTTAATTTTGCCAATTAACTTTTCCAACATATTCCTCTATTTTTTTAAATATATTTGAACCAAAAAATCCTCTTGAGGCGCTATTGGGTGATGGATGTATACATTCTAATATACAATGTTTGTTAGAATTTATTAAATGTTTTTTATCTTTAGCATGATTTCCCATTAATACAAAACATACATTATTAGTATTATCTGATATTTCTTTTATTATTAAATCAGTATATTTTCTCCAATATTTTTTATGACTATTATTTCTATCATTTGTTAAAGATGTATTTAATAATAATATTTTTTCTCTTGATGACCATTTAGTTAAATCCCCATGCACAAATTTATATTTATCATTATATTCAATATTAATTTCTTTAAATATATTTTTTAAACTTTGAGGTAATAATAAATTAGATTTATTTACTGAAAATGCCAATCCATTAGAAAAATCAGGATTTGGATATGGTTCTTCTCCTAAAATAACAATTTTTAATTGATTTAATTTAAAAAAAGTAAATGGTATTAATAATTTAGATTTAGATGGTATAATATTATTTTTATTTAATGTATTTATTATTTTATTATATATATCTAAATGTAATATAGGTATCCATGATGGATCTATTTTAATCATAATTAATATTTATATAATAAATATTTTTTCTTTATATATATATATATAATGTCATATTCTATTGATAATCAAATATCTTCTCCAGAAGTTCCTATAATTGAATCCAGAACTAAAGAAGTAACACCAAATTTAGTATCTATGGATAAAATAGCTTCAGCTATTGACAATCCTACATTTAAACAAATAAAACTACGTCAACTTCCTGTACCACCTCAAATACCACCTCAAATACCACCTCAAATACCACCTCAAATACCAGCTCAAATACCACCTCAAATACCACCTCAATCACCTGACAATAATGAATGTAATTGTTCAGAACCATTATCAATTATAAATAATTCAAGTACTCCAATACCTGCACCTAATTATTGTAAAGTAAATATTCCAACATTAAATAATGGATTAGATACATATTTAGGCATATCTAGTAATAAATATTTAGACGGATCACCTATCAAATTTGATAATACTGGAGTAAATAATATTTTAAGAATTTATACTGAAAAAGATTGTGAATTAATGAATGGTATAAAAGATATGAATAAAGATACTGGAACATATATTGGTGAATGTATAATTAAAGGACCAGATACAAAACCAAATGGTAGTTATACATTAGATTGTGCAAATGCTCCTCCTAATAATGGATTAACAGTATCTCCAACATGTCCAATTGAATATAATTACGATTATACTCAAAAATCTCCATACACACTTGCTCAGGATATAAATATAAATAATCTAAATACAATAGGTAACTACATGTGTGCTTCTGTACCAATTATATCTTCAAATCAAACAATATATAATTCAACTTCACAAAAAGGAGTTATTAATTTTGATGATAAAACAAATGAAAATAAATTTAATCTTGAAACAAATTCGCAAAATAAAAATAATATTTTTACACAATTTTCTTGTCCTCCTGTATCAGGAGATTGGACACCTGGACAATTATCTGATTATAATGGTAATTTATTATGTATTACAACACAAAATCAGAAAAATCAACAAAATAATTCAAAATGCATAGTTAATAAAAATTGATAATTTTATTTTTATAATTATATCTATTTATTATAAAATTAAAATGATTAAATCTGAATATATTACATATGGTTTCATACTACTTTTTATTCTAAGTTTAGTATATATTATATATAAAAATCCATCACATATATCACTATCTCAAAATATCCATCACTATTTATCATATGATATAAATACAGAAAAAATAAATTGTTATAGTGATAATACCTTTTATAGAAAATTAAAATCAGTATACATGAGTCAAACAGTAAAAACAAATTTAGTTACTACAATTAATGATTTTATTAAAAATTCAAACAAATTTAAACAAAATAATATACCAAGATCTTTACGAATTATATTATCTGGTCAAGAAGGTATAGGTAAAAGAACATTAATTGAAGCATTAGCAACTGAAATTAATCATAGTATTATTCATTTTCCAAAAAATGAATATTCTGAAAAAATGTTACATACATTTTTTATGAATATTAATAATATTATTATTTCAAATAATATTATTGTTTTTGATAATATTGATTTTAACTATATATATCAAAATAATTCTCATTTATATATTTTATTATCTGAATTAATTATTAAAAATGATAAAAAGAATATTTTTATTTTTATATTTAATGATATAAAATCTATTCTTCCTACATTCGCGTCCAATTTTCATATACATCATCATTATCACATTGATGCAAATATCAAATATATTATGAATATGATAAAAGATAATATTTTAGATGATCAAAATAAAAATATTAAATTAAAAAATATTAAGAATACTTTTTTAAAATTAAATCACAAAATTACTCCAGGATATATATTTCCATATTTATTATTTAGTGAAAACTTTGAAAAATCTTTAGATCGTTTTTTAAAAATTGTTAATAATTAATTTCTTTACAATATATATATTATAAATGTCTAATCCTCAGTGTCCTGAACCAGTACCTTTTTCAGATGTAGTATCTGATTATGCTGATATTGATTTTAATGTTAAATCTCCTCCCGTAGTTTCATTACAACCTGTTATGGTACCTGTTGATACTATCTTAGCTAATCAACTTGGTCCTAATAGTAATCCTCTTCAATCTCCAGCTGTAACTCCTATGACATACGTCAGTGGATTTCCTGAATTATCTCCTGTAGGAGAAAGTAATGCGATTCCTTTATTATCATCAAATATAGGTGCAGATATAAATGCACCTATGACTTTATCAAATCCTAGTTTATCTTTTTCATCTATTAATGATATTGTAAATGAAGATAAGATTAAACAACAATTTACTCAACCACAATCTCAACCACAATCTCAACCAATCACTCAACCATCTATTGAAAATTTTAATTCAAATATTCTTAAAAAAAATGAAAGACAACATAGACAACCAAGGATGAATAAAGTTAATGTAAATAATAATTTATCACGTGCAAATAATAATTTAGCAGGAGCAAATAATAATTTAGCAGGAGCAAATAATAATTTAGCAAAATATATAAATAACACAGCTAGCATTGAACATTTTTCACCTAAAAAAATAGAACATTTTAATTTACCTAAATTATCAATGATGGATAATATTGTAATTGCGATTGTACTTTTTGCATTTATTTATTATATTGTATCATTAAAATCTGATTACAGTGTAAATGTAGATGTATCTAAAATACCTATTGCAAGTCAATTAGCTGACAATAATGTATCTGTTGAAAATAAAATTATTATTGTATTAGCGGTAGTAATTGCCCTCGTATTAATTCGTAAAATGTTAAAATAATTTAATAATATAATTTATTATTAAATTTTCTTTGATAATTGTATTAATTTATTTTTAAACATTATTAAAATATTATTAGGTATATTATAATTATGTAAATCTTGCCATGTATAATTAATAAAATTAATAATTTCTAATTTTGTATCACGTAATTGATATTGTTGTACATATATATTAGTATTTTTCTTTTGATTGGCTATATATAATTCTTTATCCTTTATTGCTATCCATGTTTCTCTTACTGGTCCAGGTAAATCATTATTTATTAATATTTTTTTATCTTCTTCTGTATAATTGTTTTTATTATCAGGTACTTGAACCCATATTCCTGCATCTGTTATATCATTCATATATTATATATTAAGATTAATTTTATTGTGTTTGATAAATTCTTAAATTTCTCAATATCTCAAATGTCATTCTACAATCTGTTTCATTATAATCTATAATATTTTTAGGATTCCATTTTATATTTTTATAATAATGTTTCATTGCTCCTACTGTTGAACTAGATGATAAATTTCTATCCCATTTAATATTAGTTAAATTATTCTCATATAATACTCTACCTATTTCTTTTAATCCATATCCTTTTGCACCCTTAAAATTAATATGATTTGATAAACAAAATTTATATAAATCTATCCATTTTAAATCACATATTTTATCTTGAATATTAAATTTATTACATTCATTTGATAGTAATCTCCGATCTACACTTGACCATGTATAAATATGCGTTGCTTTAATCTTTTCTAGTATTTCAATGATATTTTCACACATTTTATTTCTTGATTCTATTGATATATCGTCTAATAAAACATACTCAAAATTCCATAGGTTATTATCTATAATATATCCAATGCCACATAAATAAGGTATATTTTCATCAGTACTAAATGAATACATATATTCATAATCAAGAAATACTTCTACCTCTTTCAATGCAGGACAATTATAATTTCCTTTTATTGGCACATCCATATCTTTTTGATTTTCTATTAAGGTATTGATAATTTTTTCTGTTTTTCCAGACACACCCATTTTCTCACCAGTTAAATTAGGATCTTTATAATTATTAATCCCATTTTGTAATGCAATTTTTCGTTGTTTAACACCCACATATCCTATTAGTGTTAATTCATTATTTTCTTCCGCTATACTTAATTTTCTTTTTTTACCAAATATATGTACGGTATTATTCATATTTGGATAAGAATGATCATATACTGGATTGTTAGTATCAAAATTATTTTTATTTAATTCATCTAACCATTTTAATCCCTCTTCTGATTTTACTAAAATGTCATTATCATTTGTACTAAAATCAATAATCCCTGGTTTATCAAACGGATCATTATTCTTTTCTGTTATAATAATTTTTTGTTCGGTATTTGTTTTTATCCATCCTCTACCTAATATATATGCTTGATTTGGTGTATAATTTTGCATATATCCTAATGCTTTGTTATATATATATAATTGTGATTTAAATACTTTCATCATCCCCTCATTTCTAACTGTTTTTCCATCTGAATTATATTGAATTCTATGAAATTTAATATCAACTACTACATAATGAACATTATTTTCAATTGATTCTTCAGGAACATAATTTATAAAAATTTTATTTAACCAATCAGATCTAACTAATAAATCAACACATCCATAAATTTTAGATACTGGGTCATGTAATACTGCTTGATGAATAATTGGTGTACCTTTTTCTATTTCATCCATTGTATATTTATATTTCTCAACATCTTTTGCTTGATAACTTTCACAAATTTTTACAAAATTTAAATAATATTTTTTTATTAATATATCAATTATATCTCTTTCAAATTCATTCCCTAATGACAATCTTTCAATTAATACTTCTTTATCTTCCGATGATTCGTCCGTCATAATATTCATATTAGTATCTTCCTTATTCTTATCAATTATATCTAATATGGTATCATCCATCATATAATTTTTTAATTTACTTGCTTTAACCCAATCTAATGATACAGTATGATCAATATTTTTTTCTTCAAATACTTTGTTATCAAATTTTAATACATTTACAAATTTTTTATATTTTTTATTATAAATTAATAATATAATTTTATCAATGTCAGTAATATTTTTTATTATATTAATATAGTTTAACCATGATACTGGCAAATCTTCTTTAGTAATAATATTTTTATATGTTGGATATATATCTATTATTGCATCATTTTTCCATCCATATAAATCATATGATACATCATTATGTCTAAATTTTTTTGATTCTTTAAATTTATTAACAGTTTCAGGTAATAAATATCTATAATTTTTATAATGAATAGATACTATCTGTTTCAATGGTCTTTTAAATTTTTCTAATATATTACATATGTTTGAATTCATTTCCATTAATCTAAATAATCATAATTATTTATATAATTATATTTTTGTATAATTAGAATATGAGTAGTACATTAATAATATTTATATTCGTATTAATAACATTAATATTATATATTAAATATCAAAATTATGAAAATTATTTACTTGATCCTTTTATTACAATATATCCACAAGGCGATTTAAATAATAGATTAGAAATTATATTAGCTTATTTATACAAAGCTAATACTGAAAATAAAAAATTAAGAGTAATATGGATTAAAGATGATGAATGTCCTGAAAATTTTAATAATTTATTTGAATCAATTAACAACATCCAATTTATATATACTGATACTATTCCTGATAATCAAATTGATTTTATTACAAAATTTACACCAGAAATTAATTATATTAAATATACATATTATAAATATTTAAAACCAATTGCAAGTATTCAAGATAATATAAATAATGTTAAAAATAAATTAATTAGTAATAATTCTGAATATGTATCTTGTTACATTAAAAAAGCAGATATATATACAATAAAAAAATATTTTGGTAATAATTATGTTATTAATTATAATGAAATATATATTAGTTTTATTAACAATTATCCAAAGAATTTAAATATATATTTAGTAACAGATGATGAAAATACTGAAGAACAATTTTTAAATGTATTTGGTAATAGATTAATATATAGAAAAATATTAAAAATTAATAATGTAATAAAATATAGTCCTCAAGATTTAGTCGAAGATTTATATTTATGTGCAAATTCTACATATTTTAAAGGAACACCTTGGAATTCTGAAACTCATACAATAAATGAATTGAGAAAAATTATAAACTAAATGTATTATTATAATATTTACAAAAATTATAATCTATTTTAGTAGGATGTACATTTGGTAAATATTTTATCTTATTAATATTATTATGTGAATATGATAAAACTTCACCTTTTTTTACAAAATGTGGAAAAAATAAATGTTTCCATATTCTTTCATCAAATCCATACATATACCAATGACTACCCCAACCATATATATGATTATTAATTGGCATATTATATATAGTTTCTATGTCAGTATCAAATTCCAAATTAATATAATTTGATTGAGATCGTAATATTTTATATAAAATATAATTTATACATACATTTTTAAAAATTATATCAGATTTATCTGGTCTTAATGCAACAATTCCTCCAAATACTACAGGATAATTTATTGCAATATTTTTTTTATCAACCAAATTATTTTTATCATAATTCTGAAAATATCTTCCTAATGTTTTATTTGATTTAGAAAATAAATCAATATATTTTGATAATATATTAAAATCTTCATCAATATCAAACACATGCGCAATTTCTATATTTTTATCATCAAAAACTAAATATCTCCACAACATTCCTGGACATCCACCTATTGAATTTTGTTTCATAATATATATTTCAATATTTGGATTATTAAATTTTGGTATAAATATAGACAATTGATTTTCTAAATAAATTCTTAATTTATATGTATTGTAATAATTAGATTTATTAAAATTAACAATAAATTTTTGAAAGTTTATATAATATTTTGTATACCATGGTGACTTTTCATCATTAAAATTAATTACACCATATTGATTTTTATATGTATTATTTACATTTTGACAAAAAAATGATACAGATATACATTTTGTTTTATCACATTTATTTATAATTTGTTCTACTTCAAATAAATCAGATATTTCTTTTTTTTGATTTTCATTAATATTTTCTGTAATGTATTTATCTAAATAATCTATATCCATTATAGGATACATTGTACTATACATTTTTTCAGGATCAGTTTCAATTATTTTACAATTTTTTATATATACTTGAGATTTATTTTTAGACATTATTTTTTTTATTAGAGACATATAATATATTATTACAAATTATTATGAAAATTTTAATGCTAGTTGCACATCCAGACGATGAAATATTATTTGGATATCATGATATATATTATAATACTGTAGATGTTATATGTTTTACAGGAAAAAATAATATTGTTAGATCTGCTGAATTTAATAAATGTATGAATTTAGCAAATATACAAAACAATTATATGTTAGATTTCCCCGATTCTTCTTCTAATCAATGGAAAGAATTTACAAATTTAGAAATTATAGATAATTATATTAAACCATTATTAAATGAATCATATGATATGATTGTATCTCATGATAGTCAAGGTGAATATGGAAATTTACAACATATACGTGTTAATTCAATTATAACATCTTTATCAAAAATATTAAATATACCATTTATGACATTTTATTCAAGATTTAATATGAATGATTATAAAAATAATGACTTTATTGAATCAAGAAATAAATTATTAGATATATACATATCTCAACAAGAAGCAATTAGAGCATTTAGATATTATTTTAATCATAAATTAAAATATAGAAAATTAAAATTTTTAAGATAAAAAATATATTTTATTATAAAAATATATTTTATATAGTAAGTATGAGTATTGGAATCCATATTTTTAGACGTGATCTAAGATTAAATGATAATGTTGCATTACATTTATTATCAAAAGAAGTGGACAAAATAGTACCCATATTTATATTTGATCCATTTCAAATTGATAAAACTTCAGAAAATGAACATTATCGTTCTAACCCTGCTATTAAAATAATGATAGAATCATTAGAAGATTTAGATACTAATACAAATATGAATTATTTTTATGGTACACCTTATAAAGTATTACAAAAATTAATTAAAGATTTAGAACCAAAATGTATTTCTTATAATGCCGATTTTAGTGAATATTCATTAGAAAGAGATAAACTAATGGATGAAGTATGTGAAAAATATAATGTAAAATTAATTAAATATATGGATGATAATTGTTTAAACACTATGGAATTATATTTAAATGGAACAGCCCACTATAAAGTATTTGGTGCATTTTATAAACATGGGATAAAACAAAAAATTAGAGATGAAGTTAATAAACCAAATAATTTTTTAGTTAAAAAAATAACAAATTCATATTCTTTAAAAAAAGATTTACATAAATTTTATGAACTTCCAAAAGATCATGAAAATTTAGTTATTGGTGGTAGAAAAGAAGCATTAAAGATATTAAATAATTTATCACAATTTAAAAATTATGAAAGTGACAGAGATATGTTATTATATAATACTACATTTCTATCTACATATTTAAAATTTGGTTGTATTTCTATCGTAGAAACATATAATCATATGAAAAAACATAATCTTACAGCATTAATTAGACAATTATTTTGGAGACAATTTCATTTTATATTAAGTCGATTTAATTATAATAAATATAAATTTAGTGATGATTTTTTTTCAAAAATAGCCTGGAAAAATAATGTAAGTGAAGCTAAAGCTCTTTGGACTGGTAATACTGGATTTCCTATCATAGATTGTGGAGTTAGACAATTATTAAAAACTGGCTATATGCATAATAGGTTAAGATTATATGTGTCTAATTTTGCAATAAAAGTTTTACATCAAAATCCATTTTCTTCTATTTGGGGTGGACAAGTACAATTTTCTAAATTATTAATTGACTGTTGTTATGCAAATAATTATGGTAATTGGAATAATACATTAGGTCCATATGATATTCCTGGTTATAGATATGGTAAAGCTGGTACTAAAAGTGGTAGATTATATGATCCAACTAATTTTAAAAAATGGGATCCAAAATTAAAATTTATTAGAAATTATATTCCTGAATTAAAGGATGTTTCTGATAGAGATGTTTTTAATTGGCATAAAACACATGTAAAATATCCTGAAATTAAATATAGTAAACCAATTGTAAATTTTGGTGAAAGAAAAGAAGAATGGTTTAATTTAACAAAAAAATAAATATATACACATGTATTATGAATAAAGAAATTGGAATAATTCTTATTATATTAATTATTTATAATTATTTTTTGTCATCTGAATATTTTGATGAAAAAACACTTAGTGTTAAACTTATACCTATAGGTTTGTTTGGATTATTTGCATTTTTTATATTTGTATTATCGATTGTAAGTATATTTTATTATAGAACAACATATTATAAAAATTATTTAAAAGAAAATTCATTAATTGATAATAAATTTAATTATATTAAAGTATTTAATTTAAGTATACCTAAAGACTATATAAATCCATTAATGGAAATATCAGAAAAGCAAGGTGTTCGTATTGAAATACCTAAAAAAAGACAAAAATGTATTAGTATTAAAAGATTACAAGAATCATTTCCTAAAATAGTTGAATGGTATAAGACATTACCACCAATAATATCTAAAGTAATTGGAACAAAAGTTCAAACTACACCTTTATCTGAATCAAACAGTTTATGTTTAGTTGTATATGAGCAAGAAGGTGATTATATAGATTGGCATTTTGATACTAATCATTATAATGGAAGATATTTTACATTATTATTACCTATAAGTACTGAATTAACATGTGGTAATTATCAATATAGAAATTTTAATAAAAAAATCGAAACAGTAAAATTAGAATCTGGAAATGCATTATTATTTGAAGGGGATAAAGTATACCACAGAGCAAAAAAATTATGTGCCAATCAAAGACGCGTTATATTATCATGTACATTTACTACATCTCAAGAAATTCCTACAATTGAAATTATATTTCAGAAAATAAAAAATATAGGTATATTTGGAGAAATGTAAAAATAAATAATTTCTTATTATATGGATAAAAATAATTTTTTTATATTTCTAAGTGTTTTAATCTTCTTTACAATTATGTGTCACAAGTATTATGAAAATTATCCTGATGGTAGTTATGTTAGAAGCAATACAATGGGTAGATTATTACCTAGATCTAGAGATAGAGATACTAATCCTAAATTTAATTTAAATGGTCAAAATAATCGCGATCAACAAGAAGCTAATGATAAAGAAGTTCAACATATTAAATTGGATGAAGATACTGGTAATTATGTATGGAATAGTTATTTAAATTTTCCATATGGGGGATATATATATAATAGTAGTTATCCTGTCTATATTGCAAAAGGTATTTGTCCCGATGATAAACCATATTATAATACGATTGACGGTCAATGCATATATGTTGATATAGATATCGTCAAAAAAACTCCTAGTGGGGCACCAGATAAAATATTTAATAGTGATTTACCAGGATATACGTATGAAGCTTCTCCTAGTGTTTTTACCGTTGTTTCTTGAAATTGAAATATTTACGTTTAACTTATTATTAATATATATTAAATATATTAATATGAAAAAATATACTAGTTCTAGTTTAAGTGCTAATAGTGGTAGTAGCAGCTTTAGCAGTAGCAGTAGCGGTAGTAGCAGCTCTAGTAGTAGTAGCGGTAGTAGCGGTAGTAGCAGCTCTAGTAGCAGTAGCGGTAGTAGCAGCTCTAGTAGTAGTAGCGGCAGTAGCAGTTCTAGTAGTAGTAGCGGTAGTAGCGGTAGTTCCGATGAAGAAGAAGATTTTCTCTATGAGGTATTTAAAAATGATTATTTAATATTATATAAATTAGGTTCTGGTGCATTTTCAACCGTATGGTTATCATATCAATTAAGTAAAAATAATTTTTATGCGATAAAAGTTCAAAATCATGAAGATTACGATGCAGGAATTCTTGAAAAAAATTGTTTAGAGCTTGTATCTACATTTGATACTAATTCTTTAATTAAATTAGAAGATGCATTTGAAATAGAAAAAGATAATAATAAATATTTATGTATGGTATTAGAATTAGCTATAGATAGTGCTTATTATTTCTTAAAAAAATTTAAAAAATTAAACAAAACAGGTATGCCACCTAATATTGTAAAAAAATTACACGATGATATATCTGAAGGTATAAGTTATTTACATGCAAATAATTTAATTCATACAGATATTAAACCAGAAAATATATTAGTATGTGGAAAAGATAAACGATTAATGGTATTACATGATAAATTAAATAAAATAAATTTTAAACAAGTATGTGAAGCACAATTAGAAAAAGCTAAAAGTAAAATTGATTTTAAAAATAAAACTGCTAAAGATAAATATCGTAAAGTTAAAAGAAAAATATTATTACAAATTGTTAATGAATTAGCAAAAATATTAAATGTTGATGAAATTTACGATGATTTAAAATATTTAGATTATACTGAAGAAGAATTATTAGAATGTAAATTTAAAATTGCTGATTTGGGTACAATTCATTCATTAAATCAAATGATAGAAGAAAATAGATTTCCCTGTATTCAAACTAGATATTATCGTGCACCAGAAGCTATTATAAGAATTCCATATAATTGTAATGTTGATTATTGGTCAATGGCTGTTATGTATTATGAATTATCTGAAGGAGAATTAATGTTTGATCCTCATCATACTAAATATTTAACAACAGATCAAGTACATTTATATGAAATTATTCAATGGATTGGATTACCAAATTTATCATTAATTGATAAAAAATATTTGAATAATATTAATAAAAAATTTATTAATGAACAAGGTAAATTAAAATATTCGCATAATTTTGTAAAAAAAGAAATAAAATCAAATTTGTGGCACCCTGAAGTATTATCGTTTTTTAATGATAGTATGAAATGGATAAATTAATAGGCCAACGATTTGATACAGTAAAATGCACTTTTACTCCATCATATAGTGCAGGGTGTCCTTACAACTTGAAGGTATTATTACCTTCTGACCTTGTCCTTACAACTAGAAGATCCTTACAACTAGAAGGTAATATTACCTTCTGGTTCTTTCACTAAGAAAGATCATGTGTATTATAATGACACAAATCCACATGGATTAGGTTGAGGGTAGGGTTTACTTATTTTACCACTACATCCTGCAGACCCAATTTTAAGAGGTCTTTGTTTAAATACGCTACTAGGATTAATAATCCTAGGACGTGAAACATGAGTAGTTGTGGTGTCAGGATACGCCATTGCTACAATTAGACTTACAACTACCAATCCATCCCATATATACTTTTTTTTTCAATTTTTTATTAATTTGCCATCTAGTATTGTCCTGCATATAGGACATTCTTCATATGATGTCTTTAGTATATGCATGCAAGCACTATGATAAAAATGACCACAATTTGTAATCTCAAGGTTATTAACATCAATTATATCAAGACATATTGAACACTCCCATGTTTTATTTAATTGTTTACCCATTTCTATTATTTCACTTTTAATATGTTTAGGTATTGATATAGATAAGCTTTTAATATGTGCATTTTCTTTTTTTAATTTTTGATTTTGATTATATATAAAATATGAATATCTAATAATTACACTAACTAAAATTACTGCATGAAACATTAGTTGCTGTAATACGATAGTAAAAAATTGCATAATTCCGATTGTCATTTCAATCTAATACTTAATATTAATTAAAATACATATATTAATATTATTTCAATTTTTTATTATTGAAATAATATGTTTATAATATAATAAATATATATACTATTATAATATCTATGACTGAATATATATATATTGATGGATCTTGTTTATTCAATGGAACTAAAAAAAGTGTAGGTGGATACGGTGTATTTTTTGGTGATAATGATTCACGTAATATTAGTAAAAAATTAGTTAAAGATGATATAGTTACTAAAATAACCAATAATACTGCTGAATTAATGGCCTGTCTTGAAGCATTAAATATATTAGAAACAAATCCAACTAATAAAAAAAATTATATTGTAACGGATAGTAAATATTTATATCAATCATGTATTGAATGGATACCTGTATGGGAAAAAAATGGATGGAAAAAAAGTGATGGTAAGATGGTTGATAATTTAGAATTAATTAAATCAATTAGAGAAAAATATAAAAAAATTCGACCAATATTTAAACACGTAAATTCTCACCGCGATGAACCATCTGATAAAGATAGTGATGAATGGAAATTTTGGTATGGTAATATGAAAGCTGATGAATTGGCATGCATGGCATCTAAACAGGAGAATTAGTTGCGGATATTCTCCTATAACATTTTTCATTTGTCCTTTCATATGGATTAAATGTTTCTCTAATGTTAATTGATGACGGACTTACATCAATTGTTGGTTTTTTATTAATTGATTTAAGTCTGCAAATAAATAATATACTAAGACAAATAAATATTACAAGTAATGAAACAAATATTTTAACTATATTTTTTTTAGTACGAGATTTTTGTATAGGGTTAATTATTTCATTATTCTGAATAGTTGAATTATTAATGGTTGTATTTTTTATATTTGTACTAGTTAATAATTTATTAACTGTAGTTAATTTGGTACTAGTAGGTGCACTAGTTAAGTTGGTACTAGTAGATGTATTAGTTAATTTAATTGTGGTATTTAAATTCGTTATATTTTTTTTGATTGTGGAATTTAATTGAACACTATTTACACCAAAGATATATACTAGCCATAATAACTTTGTCATCTTGTTTATTATTAAATGAATCTACTTTATAATAAAAATTATCAATTTTTTATAAAGTATATAATATGGACAAAAATATATATTTTTATATACTTTTAGGTGTTTTTATATACTTTATATTTACACGTTATTTTGAAAATTATAATACAACTGAAAATTTTAGTAAATCTTTAGTTCAAGCATCTCCTATAAATTTAAATGATCAAGAAGTAAAAATGACAAAAAAAAATATAGTATTTTCAGATCCAATTGATCCATGTGCTTACTATAAAATAAGAGCATTTGGATATAAAGTACCCTTGTATTATGGATGGAATGTATTGTGGCCTGATACTACATGGACTGAATTTCTTAGAACAAATATAACATGGAATGGATCTACTAGCGATAAATATATAAATAATCATGGTGTAAATTTAGTTAATACATGTCAAACAGATTCAGATTGTTCTGCTAGATATGTAGCAGTAAAATCAGGGTATAAAATAAGTACATACGCATATACATCTAATTTAACTATGACATATATGGAAACTATATATCCTGGGGAATATTTATTTGATGATTTAAAATATATGAATGATTATGGATCTAATTATGTTGTATACATAATTGCTGTACAACACATAAATGATAATTTTGTTTTACCAGATTATATATCTCCACTTTAATTATTTTTTATAAATATATATTATGGATATAAATAATATATATTTTTATTTGTTATTGGGTGTATTTTTATATTTTTTATTTACGTATATTTTAGAAAACTATTTAGTTGAACAAGAAAATTTTGATCCTTCTTTAGTTCCTGTTTCTTCTATTGTTACATTGGCTAAAGTTGCTCAAAAATTAGTTAATGGGAACGGAACATTAACTAATCCTGGAAATTTACAGATTGGTAAGGATATGCAGGCTACAGGTGCTTTAACGGTCACTGGTAAAACTGCGATTGGGTCTACTACCATGGGTGATAAGACTTTGAATGTAACGGGGACTGTAGGGTTTAGTGGTGATACTACTGTTGGTGGTAATACTACTGTAGGG